GCGGGCCAGGCCGCCGACGATGGCCTGATCGTCGCGCGCCACGCCATCGTCGCCCAGCACGCGCTGCAGTGGCCCGAAGGCATCACCGCCGCCGAAACCCTGACCGCGCTCGCGCAGTTGAAGGCGCTCGGCGTGCTCGTTCGCCACGGAGCCTGAGCCATGCAGAACCCATTCAACAATCCCGCCTACAACCTTGCGTCGCTGACCGCGGCGATCAACATCCTGCCGAACCGGTACGGTCGTCTGGAAGCTTTGAACCTGTTTCCGGCCAAGCCGGTGCGCCAGCGCACCGTCATCGTCGAAGAGAACCACGGCGTCCTCAACCTGCTGCCGACGCAGCCACCGGGATCGCCCGGCACCGTGGGCGAGCGTGGCAAGCGCACCGTGCGCTCGTTCGTGGTGCCACACATCCCGCACGACGACGTGGTTCTGCCCGAAGAAGTCCAGGGCCTTCGCGCCTTCGGCTCCGAGTTCGAACCGGACTCGATCTCCAACGTGATCGCGCAGCACCTGCAGACGATGCGCAACAAGCACGCGATCACGCTCGAACACCTGCGCATGGGCGCGCTCAAGGGCGTCATCCTCGATGCCGATGGCTCGGTGCTCTATGACCTGTTCGCCGAGTTCAAGATCCCGCCCAAGACCATCGCCTTCGACCTCGGCAACGCCAACGCCAAGATCAAACCCAAGTGCATCGCCGCAGTGACCGCCATCGAGGACGGCCTCAAGGGCGAGTACATGACTGGCGTTCACTGCCTGTGCTCCCCGGAGTTCTTTGCCGCCCTCACCAGCCACGGCAATGTCGAGGAGGCCTTCAAGAACTGGCAGAACGGCGCGATCCTGATCAACGACGTGCGCCGCGGCTTCACCTTCGGCGGCATCACCTTCGAGGAGTACCGGGGCAAAGCCGTCACCTCAGTCAACGACCAGAAGGTTGTCCGCGACTTCATCGCAGCCGGCGAAGCGCACGCGTTCCCCACGGGCACCATCGACACCTTCGGCACCTACTTCGCGCCGGCCGACTTCAACGAGACCGTCAATACGCTCGGCCAGCCGCTGTACGCCAAGCAGGAGCCGCGTAAGTTCGACCGCGGGACTGATCTGCACACGCAGTCGAACCCGCTGCCGATGTGCCACCGCCCGGGCGTGCTGGTGAAGTTGACGCTCTGATGGGCTTCGTCGAACAGATCTTCGCCGCTGCGGCGCAGGCGGGCCTGCTCAGGACCGCCGTCTGGCAACCCGCCGATGGCGGCGCACCGCAGACCCAGGCGGTCGGTTTCTCGGCACCGGATACGACGTTGCTCGATGGTCTCGCGCTCGGCACCGACCTCGAGATGTCGTTTCCGGTATCGGCGTTTGTCGGCATCGCCGTGCGCGATGGCGTGGTCATCGACGGCATCACCTATCAGGTGCGCGACCTGCGTGCGGTTGGCGATGGCTCCGAACGCCGCGCGCGTCTGTCTCGGCTCTGACCTATGGCGGCCAACTCGCTGCGCGAGCGGATTCTGCTCGCGGTGCTCGATGCCGTGCGCGCGCCACTGCAGGCGCTCGGGGCCTCGGTGCATCGCTCGCCAACCGTGGCCATCACCCGCGAGCAGTCGCCCGCGCTGGTGGTGTTCCCGGAATCGGACGCGATCAGCGAGCGCGCCAACGACCGCGTCACGCGATTGCTGACGATTCGGCTGGTGGCCCTGGCACGCGCTGTGCCACCGGCGATCCCCGAGTCAGAAGCCGATCGCCTGCTCACCGCAGCGCACGCCGCGCTGATGCGCGACGGGACGCTCGGCGAACTTGCGCTCGGCATCCGCGAGCAGGACGGCGAGTTCGAGATCGAAGACGCCGACGACCTCGTGGTCGCACTGCCTGCGCGCTACGCCATCACCTACCGAACCCTGGCCCACGACATCTCGATCCAAGGATGAGCCCATGACCCGACTCGTTGTGCTGCGCCCCCATACCCATGCGGGCAAGGCCTATGCCCCTGGCGATGCCATCGCGGTGTCGCCCGCCATCGCGGACTGGCTTGTCGCCCACGGCATCGCGCAACGCGAGGCCGCGACCGACTCGACCCGAACCCCGCTCGAAAAGGACTACGAGGAGGTCGGCACCGCCGCTTCGCCGTCCACCAACAAGACTCCTCACCGCATCAAGGAACCCAAAGCATGAGCACCTACGCCAGTTTTCAGGGCCGCGTCTACCTCGGCAAGCGCGATCCCGCGGGCCATCCCATCGAGGTGCGCTCGCCCGGCAACGTCGCCGAGCTGAAGCTCTCGCTCAAGACCGATGTGCTCGAACACTTCGAGAGCCAGACCGGCCAGCGCTCGCTCGATCACCGCATGGTCAAGCAGAAGTCGGCGACCGTGAACCTCACCATCGAGGAGTTCACCAAGGAAAACCTGGCGCTCGCGCTGTACGGCAACCACGTCACCGGCGCGGGCGGCTCGGTCACCGACGAACCGGTCGGCGGCCTCATGCCGGTGGTCGGCGACCGCTACTTCCTGGCCCACCCGAAGGTCGCCGCGGTCGTGCTGACCGACTCCGCCGCGAGCCCGGCGACGCTGACCGCGGGCACGCACTACACCGTCGACACCGATTTCGGTGCCCTCCAGTTTCTGGACATCACCGGGTTCACGCCGCCGCTGAAGGCCAGCTACACCTTCGGCACGGCGACCGAGATCGGCATCTTCACCCAGGCGCTGCCCGAGCGCTTCCTGCGCCTCGAAGGCATCAACACCGCCCAGGGCAACGCCAAAGTTCTGGTCGAGCTCTACCGCGTCGCCTTCGATCCGCTGAAGGAGATCTCGTTCATCTCGGACGAGTACAACAAGTTCGAGCTGGAAGGCTCGCTGCTCGCCGACACGACCAAGCCGTTCGACGCGGTGCTGGGCCAGTTCGGCCGGATCGTGCAGCTGTGAGCACGACCATGAACGATCTGGAAAAACTCCTGCCGCAAGGCGTGTCCCTGACCATCGGAGGCGAGACCCTGACGGTGAAGCCGCTCAAGGTCGGGCAGCTGCCGGGCTTTCTGCGCGCGATCACCCCGGTGATGCAGCAGATCACCGGGACCGGCATCGACTGGTGGGCGGTGATCGGCGAACGCGGTGGCGATCTGTTGTCGGCCATCGCGATTGCGGTCGGCAAACCGCGCGAATGGGTCGACGACCTCGACGCCGATGACGCGGTGGTGCTCGCCTCCACCGTCATCGAGGTCAACGCGGATTTTTTTACCCGCCAGGTGATGCCGCGCCTCAGCGCGCTGTTCGCTCAAGTGGGCGACGCGACGAGCCCGGGTGGTTCGACGCCGCCCAGTCCCTGATCGGCCACGGCCACCGCCTCACCGACATCCACGACTACACGCTGGCGCAAGTGCGCGGTTTTCTGGCGGCCGTGAGCCGCGAGGACGCCGCGCGCGATGCGCGGCTCTTGTCGTTGATCGCACTCGGTGCCCGTGGCGATGCCCGCCACCTCGACCAGACCATCGACCGACTCACCACCCATGCGCATCTCGATCCGCATCGATAGTGCCGCCGCCAAAGCGCAACTGCGCCGCTGGGGCGGCGAGTTCCGCGACAACGCGCACAAGGCAGTGGCGCGCGGCATCGCGGGCCAGGCGGTCGAGGTCAAGCAGGCGGTGCGCGCCCATGTCGCCGAGCGCATGACCGTGGTGCGAAAGTCCTTCGTGAAAGGCTTCACCGCCAAGGTGCTCGACCGCGACAAGAACCGGCTGCCGGCCTTGTACGTCGGCTCGGGCATCCAGTGGGCAGGCCTGCACGAGCGTGGCGGCCAGATTGCCGGGCGCATGCTGATCCCGCTGCACGGACGCGTCGGCCGCAAGAAGTTCAAGGCGCAGGTCGCCGCCTTGATGCGGGGCGGCAACGCCTACTTCATCAAGAACAAGCGCGGAAACATCGTTCTGATGGCCGAAAACATCAAGGACCACGACCGCACGCTCTCGGGCTTCAAGCGCCGGTACCGCAAGGCCGAAGGCATCGGCAGGCTCAAGCGCGGCGATGACATTCCCATCGCGGTCCTGGTGCCGCGTGTGGCACTGCGCAAGCGTCTCGACATCGAGCGACTGGTGGCAAGGCACATCCCGCGGCTCGCCGCGGCAATCCAGCAACACCTCGAAAGCCTGGACTGATCCGTGGCCAAACGCATCTCGGTCCTCGTCGCGTTGGATGGCGCTGACGAGGGTCTCAAGCGCGCAATCAACTCGGCCGAGCGCAGCCTCGGCGACCTCGCGTCCAGCGCCAAGACTGCCGGCGACAAAGCCGCAGCCGGCATGGCCGAGGTCAAGGCCGGCATGTCGGCCTTCGGCGATCAGATCGCGCGTGCCAAGACCCAACTGCTCGCCTTCCTGACGATCAACTGGGCAGCTGGTCAGGTGCAGGAGCTGGTCCAGATTGCTGATGCCTGGAACATGATGTCCGCGCGCCTATCGCTCGCGACCGCCGGACAGCGCGAATACCTCACCGCCCAGCGTGATCTGTTCGCGGTCGCCCAGCGGATCGGCGTGCCGATCCAGGAGACGGCGACGCTGTACGGCAAGCTGCAACAGGCCGTGCGGCAGTTGGGCGGCGAGCAGCGGCAGGCTATCGAACTCACCGAGAGCATTTCGCAGGCGCTGCGCATCTCCGGTGCATCGGCGTCCGAGTCGCAGTCCGCGCTGCTCCAGTTCGGCCAGGCGCTGTCGGCCGGCGTGCTGCGCGGCGAGGAGTTCAACTCCGTCGTCGAGAACAGCCCGCGGCTCGCCAAAGCGCTCGCCGATGGCCTCGACGTGCCCATCGGCCGCCTGCGCAAGCTGGCCGAGGAAGGCCGGCTGACCGCCGATGTCGTCATCGACGCTTTGATGAGCCAAAAAGATGTGCTCGCCGCTGAGTACACCCAGCTGCCGCAAACCGTCAGCGCGGCGTTCACCCGCCTGACCAATGCCTTCGGCCAGTGGATCAGCCGCGTCGATGAATCGACCGGCTTCACCAAGAAGCTGGCGGAAGCCCTCACGTGGCTGGCCGACAATCTCGACACCGTGATGGCGTGGCTCACGCGCGTCGCTGAAATTGGCCTCGGCGTACTGATCTACCGGATGATCCCGGCCCTGATCATTGCTTGGCAGACCGCGGGCGCCGCCGCCGTCACTGCGGCGACCACCACGAGCGCCGCCTGGGCCGCGGCGAATCTGTCGCTGTCCAATGCCATCGCTACGGTTGGAAAGCTGCGCGCAGCGTTCGCGGTGCTGGCCGCCGCGATCATCGGCTGGGAAATCGGCACCTGGTTGCGCGAGAAGTTCGCGGTCGTCCGCGTGGCCGGTGTGGCGATGGTCGAGGTGCTCATGAAGAGCATCGAGTTCCTGCAGTACCAGTGGGAGTCATTCGCGGCGATCTTCACCGGTGACACGATGGCCGAGGCCACGGCGCGGCACGAGGCGCGCCTCGCGCAGATGAACCAGATCTTCCGCGACATGTACGCCGACGCCCAGCAAGGCAGCGAGGCCGCCCAAGGCGCGATGAACACGGCGGCCAGTGCTGCCGAAGAGATTGCCAAGCGGCTGGAAGCCGTGCGCCAGGGCACGCAGGAAGCGGTAGGACGGGGCATCGAAGCCGTGCACGGCGTCGTCGAGAAGCTGAAGGCGCGTCTTGGCGAAGTGGAACAGGCGGCCGGCGCGGCATCGGGCACAGTCAACGATGCCACCGCCAAGATGGCCGAGGCCTACAAGGGCTTCACCGCGCTGGTCGAGGCCAACCTGCAGCAGCAGGTCGCCGCGGTGAAGGCGCGCTTCGCCCAGGAGCAGGCCGAGCTGCAGACCACGCGCACGACCGAGCGAGAGCGCATCGTCGAGTCGACGAAGAACGTGTCGGAAGCGCTGACGCAGCAGGCGACGTTGCGCCAGCAGGCCTCGACTCAGGTCCTGCAACTGATCGACGCCGAATCCAGCGCGCGCCGTGAGGCCGCCGCGCGCCAGGGGCAGACCGAGACCGAACGTCTGGCCAATGTCCAGCGCGTCGAGAACGACATTCTGGCTACCAAACGCCAGACACTCATGCAGGCCCTGAGCGAATACCGGCAGCACATCGATGCGCTCAATGCCGAGGTCAACCGCCATCTCGCCGAAGTTCAGCGCATTGAGGAGGCCAAGCGTCAGTTGACGATGTCGACGGAAGAGCGCATCCGCGAGATCCGTCGTCAGGGCATGAGCGAGTACGAGGCCACCGAGGACCGCAAGCGCCAGATCACCGAGTTGCAGCAGAAGGCACGCGAAGCCCTGGCGCAAGGCGAGTTCGAGCAGGCGCGGCAACTGGCGCAGAAGGCCATGGACCTCGCGGTCCAGGTCGCCAACACCCAGTCTGCGGAAGCCAAGCGCGGCGAGCAGGCGCGTCAGCAGGCTGAGCAGTCGGCGACGCAGATTGCGCAGCTGCAGGCGCAGGCGCGCGAAGCCAGCGCCCGCAAGGAGTTCGAGACTGCCAACAGCCTGATGCAGCAGGCCGGCGAATTGCGCGCGCAGCTGGCGGCCAAGGCGCGCGAAGCCGATCAGCAGATCGCACAAGGCAAGGACGGCGTGCGTCAGTCCATCGATCGCATCCGCGAGGCCGAGGAGATCTTGAACCGCGCACTCGATGCCGAGGCGCAGGCCCACCGCAGCGCCGCCGATGCCGCGCGCTCGGCGCGCAACGAGATCCAGCGCACGCTGAGCGATACCGAGTCGCAGATTGATTCGATCACCGCGAAGCTGCGCGATGGCCTGACCCTCACCATCAACGCCGACACCGAGCGCCTGGACCAAGCGCTCGACCGATTGAATGCGGCGTTGGAGGAGAAGGAGTACCTGCTGAAGATCCAGGCCGATCTGCAGCAAGCCGAGCAGACGCTGCGCGAGTACGAGCAGCGCCTGAAGGACGGACAGACGTTGCCGGTCAATGCCGACTTCACGCAGGCGCAGGAAGCGCTGGACCGGCTCAAGGCGTATGCCAATGAGTCAGCGCAGTTCGAGCTCAAGGTCTCCACCGAGAAGGCGCAGGCGGCGGTCACCAACGTTGAGCGCCAGATCGGCGCGCTCGCGCAGCTGCAGACCGAGTCGCGGCACCTGGTCCAGCACAACGCCGATGCCGCGCGCGCCGAGGTGATGAGCCTGGCGGGCATGCACACCACAAGCACGCATACGATCTACGTCACCAAGGTCGAGACCAACGCCACCGGCGGCATGGTCGGCCGTGGCCTGCCGCGCTTTGCCCGCGGCGGCTCGGTGGCACCACTATTTCCGCGGATGGCGGGAGGTAAGGTGCCGGGTAGCGGCGATGCGGACACCGTGCCGCGCACGCTGGATGCTGGCGCGTTTGTGATTCGCAAAGCGGCGGTGCGCAAGTCCGGCATCGCGGCGCTGGCGCGGCTGACCAAGGTCGCCCGGTTCGC